TTCCTCAGACCGCAGAGCAAAAAGCATGTATTGTTAGACCTCATTATTTAGAAGTTGATTCAATCAAAAAACAAATTTTAGATGAAAAGTCAAAAAATGTTTGTATAGAAAAAATAATTGATGATAGAACGGTTGGAAAAATACCAATAAATGTTTCTGAATTAGAAGATATAGAAACAACAGAAACACAAAAAATATTTCTTAATGGTGGCTTACATTTAGCGGCAAGAATATTTTTGCATGATATTGTTCTTAGAGGGATACATGTATTTGGAGTTTATGATCCTCAGTCATTAAGAGATGATAAGATGTTTATTTCTTTTATGGCTAGGATGGTTGAATCAGAAATGAGAGGAATGGATAATATATTCTTCAATATATTAACTAGTTTCCTTTTAAAACAATACAAAGCTTCCAATCCAGAAGAAAATATTACTAATGAAATATTAAAAAAGACAGAATTATTTAGAGATTTTGTTGAGGGTGAAATAAAAAACTATGTTCTTCCTAAATTAGCTAAAAGAATTCATAAAGATACAAATGAATATTTAGCTAAAGAAAATTTGACATTAATTAATATAAAGAACGTTTTTGAAGATTCATCAAACTATGGAATAATAGTTGCTGATGCTAATGCCGTATATCTTAATTTTAAATGTACATACAAATATTTTGATCAAGAAAAAAATGAATTTATCACAAAAACTGATTATATAAGACAAAAAATCTATGAAAGAGCAAATATAAATAATAATTTACAAATAATGTTGGAGTTTATATCTACTGTAGAATATGATTTCTTATTTAAATATATATTTCCCACCACTCAAACATTAAATTATATATTTATGTTAGATGTTTTATGCACTAGTACCAGAAGGCAGGTATCTAATGCTTTTAAAGATACAAAAAGAGATATTATAAGTACTTGTAAAATAATACAATCAAATGGTCAAATAATAGCCTCTAATCCAAATGATGCTCAATCAACAGAAAATATGAATCCATTAAAGCTAATAGCTAGCTTCTTGATTAAAGCATTATTAACAACGCCAATTAAGATTCTAAAAGGAATAGTTGAAAGTTCAGAACCAAACGTTGCGTTGATTAGTACAGTTTATAAAACAGCAAAATCTCTTAAACCAGATTTAACATCAGCTATTATACCTGCCGTTTCAATACCACTTGGAACATTACCAACTCCCGTAACAAGTCCAATGCCATTTATAAATCCATTGTTAACTACTACCTATTTTGCAACCTTAGCTTGGTATGAAGATGGACCCGGTTTGGCTGATATGGCTGATGAATGGGTAAATAATTTAGGAAAAGAAGAAATAAATTGTGATGATATTTATAACCAAGATAATTTTTATGAATCTAAACAGCCTATTTCTTTTGGAGAATATGACAAAGATTTAGATATTATTAAAACTCCTCCTTTCTATTCCACAATGGTTCAAGACGATGTATTTGCAACCGACTATGAACAAGCGCTTGGAATAGCAAAAAAAGAATTATTTGATAAAGCAGTAAATCAGGCATATAACTTGTTATTTAATGAAACATTAACGGTTGAATATATAGAAAATGAAGAAACTAAAACAATTGATTATGTATTAAAAGATAAATTAGAAGAAAGTAAGTTAAAAAACTTTATTATAGAAGCTTTTAATACAAAAAAAGTAGATACAGTTTATGATAAAGATTATAATGTAGGAATTGAACTAGCTAGAGAAAATATTAGAAATTATCTTTCTAATGTATTTAGAAAATTAGAATCTATGCCTATTACATTAGACCGTCAAAACGCATTGGTTTTAAGATTAGCAGAAGTGTTAGAATTCCCATTAATTGAAGATCCAAATGATGTAAGAGAAGCAGTAGATACTTATTTTTCTTCCATATGGTACTTTATGAATAAGCCACATAGCTACGAAGCTATGAAACAAGCTATAAACTCTGCTTATGAAGATTATTCTAAAAATCAATTACAAATCAATCAACAAGTACTATTATTCCGTGATTGGGTAGAAATTCAATTAAATGGCTTTAAAGGAAGCCCCTTCTATCCGCAACAACTATAGGAAAATTAAAAATGAGAGGATATTCACCTAGATTACCACTATCTTATGATTTTGATGAAGATGGCGCTTATTCATTAAATAAAAAAATAATAGATTCCGTAAGACAAAATTTAAAAATGTTAATATTAACAAATCCGGGGGAAAGAATAATGGATTCCGACTTTGGCGTTGGAATTAAAAGATATATTTTTGAAAATGACACTCTAGAGGTAAGAGAAAAAATACAGTCTAGAATAACAGAGCAGGTTGGCAAATATTTAAAATTTATATCTATTAAAGAAATAAATATATCTCCTCCTAATAGTAATGATGAGAACGTCTTGTTCATAAATATAAAATATCATGTTCCTTCTTTAAGAATAAATGATGAACTAAATATAGATTCTTAGTCTATTTATAATATTAAGGAAAATAATTAAATGTCTAAAAAAATAGTTCCTATAAATTATACTAGTAGAAATTATCAAAATATTAAAGATGATTTAATACAGCACGCTAAACGTTATTATTCTGATGTATATAAGGATTTTAATGAAGCGTCGTTTGGCTCTTTAATGATTGATACAGTCTCATATGTAGGAGACATACTTTCTTTTTATTTAGATTATCAAGCAAATGAGACTTTTGTAGATACTGCTTCTGAGTACGATAACATCATTAAACTTGGAAGACAAGCTGGATTTAAGTTTTCTAGTACCAATTCTTCTACCGGAATGGCTTCTTTTTATATATCGGTTCCTGCTGGTACTAATGGTTTAGGGCCAAATTTAGATTATGCACCAATTTTAAAAAAAGGTAGTGCTTTTAGTACCAGAGGAGGAGCTAATTTTATATTAAATGAAGATGTTAGATTTGATAATCCTAATAATGAAATTAGAGTTAGTGTTTCTGATCCAAATACTGGATTTCCATTATTTTATGCTATTAAATCTTATGGCACTATTATTTCTGGTCTTATAGCTTCTGAAAGAATATCGGTTGGTGATTATAAAAGATATTTAAATGTCTCTTTAAATCAAAATGATATTATAGAAATATTATCTGTTTATGATCTTGAAGGCAATCAATATTATGAAGTAGAAAATTTATCACAAAATATTATTTATAAATCTATAACTAACAGAGATTCAACTGATTCAGTCTTAGCTAGAGAAATTTTAAAACCGTTCATGGTTCCTAGAAGATTTGTTGTTGATAGAAATTTAAGAACTACCACTTTACAATTCGGCGCTAGTTCCGATGTTGTAATTAAAGATCCCGATAATATGATGGCTGAACCAACGGAAGTTGTATTAAATATTTATGGTAAAGATTATATTTCTTCTGATAGTTTTGATCCATATAAGCTTTTAAATAGTGATAAAATGGGGATTGCACCTTCTAACACAGATTTAATAGTAACTTATAGATATAATAACCAATCTTCTAATGTAAATTATGCTTCTAATACTATTAATAGAGTAACAAGTGGAATATTTGAATTTAATAATGAAGATTCGTTATCTAATGTTAGCTTAAATTTAGTTAAATCAAGCTTAGAAATAACTAATGAAACTCCTATAATCGGAGATACAACTACTATTAATTCTCAAGAATTGAAAAAAAGAATAGAAAGTTCTTTTTCCGCTCAAAGCAGAGCAGTCACTGAAACAGATTATAGAGCATTAGTTTATAATATGCCAAATAAATTTGGCTCTATAAAACGAGTTACCGTAAAAAGAGATAATAAGTCTTTAAAAAGAAACTTAAATATTTATGTACTTTGCGAAGATTCAGATGGTTATTTAACAACATCTAATAAAACAATAAAAAATAATATAAAAAATTGGCTTATGCGTAACAAAATGATTACTGACTCTATAGATATATTAGATGGCAAAGTAATTAATTATGGTATTAATTTTACTGCTGTTGGTTCAAATGATAGATCTAAGTATGATATTTTGACTGATGCGATAGAACAGTTAAAAACAGATTTTGCCCATACTGCTGATTTTGGCGAAGCATTTACAATAACTAAAGTATATGATTCTCTTAAAAAGGTAGATGGTTTAATAGATGTTACTTCTGTTATTATAGAAGAAAAAATAGGTGGCATTTATTCTGATTCGCAATTTAACTTTAAAAGTAATACTTCATCCGATGGAAGATATATTAATGTTCCATTAAATGTAGTTATGGAATTAAAATTTCCAAATAGCGATATAAAAGGTACTATTATCTAATGTCTATCAAAAGATTCGTAGCCAATAAAGATACAACTATTACTAATGCTTTTTATGAGAATTTAATTACTAGAGCAGAAATAGCTAATATGGGTGCAGCTGATGTATTAGAAATTTTTAGCATCTATGATCAAACTACCGGTCAAGATTCTTTAAACCCCGGCTTATTTAATCCTGTTACTTCTGGCTCTATTGAACGAAGTAGAGTATTAATTCAATTTCCCATAGAAGATATTAAAGCAGACCGTTTAGCCGGTAGAATACCTACAAGCGGAAGCGTACAATATATTTTAAAAGTATTTAATGTAGCACACAACGCCAGTATACCAAAAGACTTTTCTGTCACAATAAACCCTATTTCTAAAAGTTGGGAAGAAGGCTATGGATTAGATATGGAAGGATATTCTGATTCTGGTTTTGTTCAATTAACAGGTGGCTATGGATGTTCTTGGACATATAACGAAAGTGGTTCTTTCTGGGAAACAAAAGGTGGAGACATAGTTACAGGTTTAAATTATGATTATATAGTTAACTTTAAAACTGGTTTAGAAAATATAGAGTTGGATATAACTCCTCTAGTAGAAGAATGGATAAGTGAAAGCATACCAAATAACGGCATTATGATTAAATTATCTTCTTCTTATGAAGATGCTTCTAAATTAACAAGTTATTATACAAAACGTTTTTCTGGTAGAAACTCTCAATATACTTTAAATAGACCATGTATTGAGGCTAGATGGGCACCATTGGTAACTGACGATAGAAATAATTTTTTTGCATCTAGTAGTTTATTAAGCGCAGAAGATAATACAATGAATTTGTATTTTTACAATAAAGTAGGCGGAAGCTTTAAGAATATTTATGGCAATCCAATACCAACTGTTAAATTCTTTATTGATTCTTCAATGACTAATGAAATAAGTTCTAGTCTTTTGACTATTAATAATCCTTTACCGGGAGTGTATAAAGCACAAGTCTGCTTAGATACAACTTCTAGTATTATTTATGATAAATGGGTAGATCCGTCAGACGAAACAAAAAAATATTTTTCTTCCTCTTTTGATGTTTTACAAAGAGATAATGATACTTCTTCGGATACTCCCAAATATATAATAAATATTACTAATTTAAAACCAAGATATAATCAACAAGAAAAAGCAAGATTTAATATTTATGTACGTGAAAAAGATTGGCAACCGAATATATATTCTGTAGCATATAATAATATAGAAAATACTTCAATTCCTAATTTATATTACAAAATTTTTAGGTTTAATGATAATTATACAATAGTAGATTATTCTACTGGTTCTCTGGCATATACCAAGGCTTCGTATGATGAAAATGGTAATTATTTTGATTTAGATATGACTATTTTTGAAAAAGATTATGGATATGGTATAAAATTAGCTACTTGGGATGGAAATTATCTAAAAGAATTTAGTGATATATTTAAATTTAGGATTGATTAAATATGGGTTTAAAAGAACTATTTGGCAAGACCTCTGAAAAGGTTGTTACTAAGAAGGAAATTGATCAGCTTTATAAAGAAGCTGAATCCAAGGAGCTTCTAGAGGAAATTATAGTTGATAAAGAAAGATTTCTACCTACCGTAGATTTTTCCGATCCAACTAATTTTGCTAGATATGGATCAGCCGAAAGATATTATGTAGATTCTTTTAAGAATATATATGAAAACTATCCGTATGATGGTTCCAAAAAAGAAAAATTGGAATGGAGAAATGGTGCTTCTCAACTGGATTTATATATTTTTGATAATGTTTATCCCAAGACAACCGGATATGTATCTTTAAAATCAAACGGTTATTTATCTAACATTAATAATTATCGCTCTGGCTCTAATCCTCAATATATAAAAATAAAAGGTGGTCCAAATCCTTCTTCTAAAGGTAAGTTTGAAACTGCTAATTTATATGATATAGATAATAATAGAGAATCAAATTTAGGAATTACAAATTACGGTAATACAGTAGAGTTCTGGTTCAAAGATGAATTATCGCCTACTAACGCAAATTATAATTTTTCTTATGCATTATTTGATTTATGGAATGGAAAGAATTCTTCGTCACCAAATTACACAAGATTGGCTATTACCAAGGTTAATGGCACTGATAAATTCGCCGCCACCTATCGTTCCGGTTCTAGTGGCATAACATCAAAACTAATAGATTATGAATTTGATTCTAGTAAGTGGCATCATTATGCTTTCACATTTTCTAACATAAATTCTGAAGATTTAGAGTTGTGTCTTTATGTCGATGGTGATTTAAAATCTAGAAACGTATGTTTAAATGGTGGAGGTATTGATTTAGCTGATAATGCTTATTCAATCGCATATATAGGCGCTTTACAAAGCGACTTATTTACTACTAATACTATTAATTCAGGTCTTGGTAGTTCTTATGGCTCTTATGATGAATTTAGGTTTTGGAAAACTTGTAGAAATTCTCAGCAAATATATAGAAATTGGCTTATGCAGGTCGGTGGAGGATCAAATACCGATGATGCAAATAAAGATTTAGGCATTTATTTAAAATTTAATGAAGGTATTATTAACACAGAAGATATAAGTGAGCTAGATAAAATTTGTTTAGATTATTCTGGTCGTGTATCTAATGGACATATAATTAATTATTCTTTAACTTGTAAAAGTACCGGTTCTGCCATTAATGAATATTTATACGATACTTTAACTGAAGAAGATAAAAAGCATAAATATGCCGAATCAAAAGATCCTATTATTTTTTCTAGTAATCCACTAGTGCAAAGTTTAATAGAAGAATATACTGATTTAGGCTTTCAACACGATCAGAAAAATGTATCAAATATTTATAAAACATTTCCTTCATGGATAACCGATGAAGCTGAAAAGGGCGATTATAAGGATTTATCGTATTTAACCCAAATTATATCTAGCTATTTTGATACATTACATATACAAATTGCAGACTTACCTAAAATAAAAAATATAACTTATGAGTCTGACAATAAACCAAAGCCTTTTGCTAAAAATTTATTAAGTTCTGCTGGATTTGAAAATTTGGAGATTTTCAATGACACAACATTCTTAGAAGACGTTTTATCTAGGAATGAAGAAACGGAATTTAAAGATAAATTACATAATGTTAAAAATGCTATTTATCAAAACATTTATAATAATTTGTCTTATATTTATAAAAGTAAGGGAACAGAAAAGTCTCTTCGAAATCTAATACGTTGTTTTGGTGTAGACGATGAATTGATTAAAATCAATCTATATGCCAATAACGCTCAATATGATTTAACTACAAAATATTCTTATACTTCTGTTCCTAAAAAATATATTGATTTTAATAATGCCGATAGAAATGAAGGTTGTATTTATCAAAAGGCTATAGACGGTAATTCAAATACAAAACCTTATATACCCGGTAATATTTATACCAATGCTATTACGTATATACCTATTACTCTTCAAGCGGAAGTAATATTTCCAAAAAATCCAATAATAGAAAGTAAAAATTATTCTATTAGCGACTTCAGTGAAATATCACTATTCGGTGTGCATGAAGCTAGAAATAATCCAAATGATCTTACCTTTGGAGATGATAGATTTAATTTTCAAGTTTATGCTATTAAAAAATTTGTTGGGGATACGGGTGCATATTTTAAAATAACCGGATCATTTAATACAACTGCTTTTGAACTAACTACACCATATTTTAAAGAAATATATGATAATCAAAAATGGAATTTTGCCGTTAGAATTAAACCAGAAAGATATGGTTATGTAAATTTAACCGGAGATAGTGACTTAGGAGATTATGACGTTGAATTTGTTGGTATTAATTGTATAGGCGATGTTGTAAATAATCAATTTAATGTATTTACTAAGATTAATAAAAATGAGATGGACATAGCATTAACTCACAATAAGAGAGTTTATGTCGGTGCCCATTATCACGATTTTGATTCTGACAACACTCCTGTAAGAACTGATGTTAAAATTAGTTCTGTAAGATTTTGGCTTGATTATCTAAATGATAGTGAATTGTTGTCGCACACCTTAGAAGCAAATAATTTTGGTCGTGAACAACCTCATTGGGCACCTACTTTTATGGCTAGCCAGCCTATTAGCTCTAGCGCGCCTATGACAAGGGCTGATACTCTTGTATTAAATTGGAATTTCTTTAATGTTACCTCCTCAGATTCTAATGGTAATTTTATTGTTGAAGATGCTTCTTCTGGCTCAGTGGAATCGGCTAATTCTTATGGCATTGATTGGTTAAATAATATTTTAAAGTATCAAATGACCGGTTATGCCATAGAGTTTTCAAGCAATGATACGCAAATAGTTAATAAAGAATATGTCTTTTCATCAAAGAAACAAAATCCTGAATCTCTTAGTGGAAACGATTTAGTACAAATTACCAATATTGATGATGTTACAAGAACAAAAAATAGCAATGTCGTTAATTATTATATTTCTATAGAAAAAAGCATGGCACAAGTAGTAAACGATGAAATCTTAAATTGGTTTGCTACCATTAAGTCATATAATAATTTAATCGGTGAGCCAATGTTGAGGTATAAACAAGAATATTCTGGGTTAAGACATTTAAGAGAGATATTTTTTGCTAAAGTAAATAATTCATTAAATTTTGAAAAGTTTTTTGAATTTTATAAATGGATTGACTCATCATTATCGATGATGATTAATCAACTAATTCCCGCTTCTGCAAATTCCAGCGATAAAGTACGTAATATGGTAGAAAGTCATATGCTGGAACGTAGCAAATATGAACATAAACTACCTTTGTTAGAAGTAAAAGCTTCTCCTAAATCATATCCAGTTGTGTCTCATTTGCACTATAGCTATAACGAACAAGCTGCAACACCAAATAATTTACAAGATAATGTTAAAGTAAGTCGTTATTACAACTTTAAACCTCAATGGTTAAAGCAAAGAGCCATTAGAACCGAAGCTCCTATTAATACCTCTTTGGAACCTCAAAACGATGTTGATAGAGAAATATTAAGACAAGTTATTAATGAAAAAAATATTGACTCTTTGCCTAAATTATATTCTTTAGAAACTGGAAAATATGACGGAAGAAGAGATTTAAGTAGAATGTTTACTAAGTTATATAAACTTTCTACAGATAGACAATATATTATTGAAGATGTTATAAGACCAGTAAATATAGCTAACAATCCCGTTAAATCTAGATTTGTTTTTGCCGGTGAGTTAGCAGAATCTTCTAGTAAAAAACAAATAATTCAACCTCATACATTGAAGAAAAAAGGTAATTATTATCATTCTTATGAATATCTTTTTGCTTCTGGAAGGACAACTAATAATAAATCTTTCGTTGAATTAGAAGGGGATTTATCTGGACCAATACATGTATATTACGGTTTAAGATTTACAGATACAGAATTACCCACAAGGAAAACACATAAAAATATTATTGTTGAAAGATTTAGCGCTCCCGGCGGTTGGGAAGTTAACGGTTTGGGATATATGGATGTAGAAGCTAATGAATATTCGGCATATAATACATTAAATTACAGAAACTCAAGAGTAAGAAAAAATTTAAATGCTTGGTCGGCGGAAAGCTCTAGCATCAATCCAGAATTTCCTTCATATCATAAAGTTAATAAAAATCCTGTTTATCATCCATTTGATATAAATTCTTCGTCTGCTTCAGTTGATTATGATAACGCCTACGTAATACATCAAATACCTCAAAGCGATTATCAATATAGTTGGATTACAGCTTCCAGTGCCAATAAATTAACTTTTAGTGGTCTTGAATCGCAATATGATAACTTGTTTCATAACACTAATACTTTAAGTGTTTCTTTATTTGGAAACACAAAGATACCATATGTTAATTATAGACATTTTGGCACGGTAGTTGATACGTATCTAACAGATAAAAATGTTGATGTTGAAACTAATACAATTTCACCGGGTTCTTTAGTGGGATTTTCTTTATTTGGTCCATTTACTGATCAATTTTATTTGACCTCTTTAAATGGTCCTTACCAATGGCCCTCTTGGAAACAAATAAGAAACAGTGATAATCAATTAGTAAATCTTTCTAGAAGAAATAATTACATTCTTGTACAAGATACTCCTAAGTTAAAGACTAGAGAATTTTTTGCTAATTGTAAAAAAATAATTCAAACTTATCTAGATCGTCGTGAACCTACATTTACATCTTATAGAGAGCCACCTATTTCTTATAACAGACCAACAGACGAAAAGATTCTAATGTCTGGTTCTGCCTTGCCAATAATCTTAGTTAGCACATACGACAATAATAAACAAAAATTAGCCAATTTACAATTAGCTAAAGCATTAGGCATAGGAGAAAGAAGCGAAGTTCAAACCTATGATGTTGTAAGAGTTTTAGAAAATGATGAAATTTATGATCCAAAACCAATAGTAAATGAGGTATCTTATAGCGCACAGATATTTCCTACAAGAGTTCATGCTGGATTAAAAGAGTCGCGCAATAAATCTCAATATGCTGAAATATTGGGTACTGGTTCAAATGGTTACGATAGAAATGCCGGGGTTATTAGAAGCTTTTGGAGAAATAACGAAAACAATCGTCGTCGTTCTAATTCGTATTACAGCATATCTAAAACTGGTTCTTTAAATGTATTAAATATAGCAAACTTGAGCGCTTCTAGTGCTTCTGAATATTATATTTCTGAAATAAGACACAGCGCTTCTGATTGGCCGTTTGTACCGGCTATGTTGCAAAGTAAATACTATAATAATAGTTATGATTCCATTTTCTCTCTTGATAATAAAAATGTTATTTCCAGTAGTGCTGTAGTGACAAACATAAATGACACTGGAGAAAAAACATATTTTGCTTTTAATCTTTCATCTTCTCTTTATGGCGAATTAGCTGGCATGGATGAATATGATGCTAGGAAATTCTTTTCCGAACAAAAAGGATCTTATTTTCAGCAACCAGTTACTCTTTCAACTGGACAATCTACTACTTTAGAATATTTTAAATATGATCCTTCGTTCAATTTTCCAAAGCCAAAAGCTTCTTATTCTAATAAAATTAAATATCCGGGTGCTATCTCTAAGTATGAAGCGGATATTACTTGGATATACGAATTGGCTTCTGCTTTAGATGGACAGGTTGTTGTTCTACCATATGGTTTTTATCAAGATTACACGTATTATCGTAATTTTGTTAATGAAGGTATGCCTTATAAAACAAACTTATTAGCCGGTAAGAATCCTTGGTATGATTCTTATGAACAATATTTTGAAGAACTAAGGCCACTTTCTTTAAATCGATCTATTATTCCAGAATATACTTTTAGTAAACATGCCGATTACTACATAAAAGATAAAGCTGGAGATTTTGACACTGTTCCTCCTAAAGATTATATTTCTTGTGAAGGTACAGATGTTGACATGAACAGCATTGATAATGCCTATAACATAACTGATACTATCAAAAATTTCGTTTTTAATGATTATCAAGGAAATAAAAAATTAAAATTAACAATAGATGGAGTTAAGAAACTTCTTCCATATAAAGGCTTCTATCCTCAAGAAAGAACAGCGCAATTGGTTGATTTATTTCAAAAATCATTTTTTGATATTGGAATGGAAAATGTTATAAATGGATATTCAACTAATAATTTATTTCCTACTTATCCTTCCGGTTCACCTTTAAACCAACAAGTTCAGACTTTATTACAGCCTTATTTCGCTCCGGGTATATTATTTAATACTATAAAATCTGGTATAGCTGTTGATTGGCCCGTTATTAATACTTCAAGCGCTCCACCAGATCCAGAATTTAGTTTTGAATTGGGACCAATTTACTATAATAATTCTACTCCTGCTACTGCTTATTTTTATGAAACTGCATCTTTTAATAGCACAGATAATAACAATGCTTTGTATGTTATTGGTAAAAGATTTACCAATAGAATTCCTTTTGAATCTTTATTAAATTTAGAAGGTTATAGAACAGAAGCAAAATCTACCCTTTATTTACTAGATCCTACTAGAGTTTCTAATGAAAGTTTCGCTGATGTAACTTATGATTTAAACGGAAGACCATCTTCACCTTCCTTAAGATATCCTCAGTTTAATTTTGAAAACAAAACAGCTAAAAATATACAATCTAGAACATTTATTGATAAAAGATATAATTTAGCTATGAATAATTTTTTGGCCGAAACACCAAAATTCTTTTTACAAAATCAATCTTTAACAAGTTTTACTAGCGAAAAAACAGTTAATGAAATTAATTTCAATACTAATAAAAAGTATGAAATGATGATAAAAATTGAAAAAAGAGAAGATGTGAAGATGGTGTTAGATACGCTTATAAATGATTATAAATACAGTTCTTCACAAACATCTTGGGCTGAAATCGTAACTCAATCATTCAATCAAGCGAATTTACCTATTCCCAACGGCTTGCCAAATTATAATATGGTTGACACTATTGTAACACAATCAGCCAAGATTCCTGCTGCTTCTGTATTTGGTCCACCAACCAAATATTTTAATAAATCAAACGGAGATAACATTTCTTTAGGTCATATGGCATATGACACTCCTGCTTACGCTCCTTATGCTCCACCGTATTATTATGGCTCTCAATATTTAAAATTAACCTTAAACCCAAGTAAAGCCAATTATTCGTCTTATGAAGAGATTATTAATGAGTTATCGGTTTCTTGTTTGCCTGTAACTACAGAAATGCAAGATTATTTTTCTGCTTCAGTAAAATCAATAGGTGGCTTATATAACGTTAATAGCATAGGAGAAACTGTATCTTATCAAGATAGAATGCCTCTTTTATCTGCTATTAATTACGATATTTTAGTACCAAGAAATGAAGTTAAATATGCACTAAACGGCGAAATACTTGATGTAACTGATAAAAACGATGCATCAAATAAACTTTGGAGAATTCAAACTAAGTTTGAAACACCAGTACTAAACTTTAATACTAAAGAAAATATTAACTTAAATATGACACGTACCTATACAGGCACACCTATAATAACTACAAATATTAATACCGATGGTCCTTCTCCTCATAACTTTTTATATGAAGAAACAAGAGTTATTCCTAAAACTACTGCATTCGGTTTTACTGGTATGTGGAGCGGTTATGCAAAACCTGATTCTAATTCCGGTATTACTTTAAGTATAGTAAAGCCTGATAGATCTACCGGTGTAGCTGATTTATCAGATGCTTGCGGATTTAAAGTAGAGACTAAAAATGTAGGTCAAATAGCAGCTAAGAAACAGATAAGCGAAGCTATAGTAATGATTCCGTTTACTAAAATAAAAAACCATAAAGAATCTATTAATGATTCTGTCGATATCAGTTCTGCTGTCACTTTGAAAGAAATTCTAGGTGAAAATGGCAAAATGGATCAAAGTACAACAAATGGACCATATTATTTTAATGTAGATAAAAGAGTTCTGAATGGTTTATTTAGAGAACATGGTGCCAACACTAGCTTTACAGATGAAAATTTAAATTATTCAGATATAAAAAGATTGTTATCTAATATGTCCGATGACAACTCAATCATTAAAACAATGAAAGCAATGACTGATTATGTAATACCGCCACATTTAGATTGGGTTCGCAATAGGAGTATTGATCCATTTGTAATGTATGTATTTGAATTCAAACATGAATTATTAGGAGATGAATTAGCGGATATATGGCAAGGAGTCATGCCAAGATCAGCTATGCAAATGTATAAAGATGTAGTACAGCTAGAACACGATTTAAATGAAAAAAACTTTTTCCATGGTCTTAAATTACCAAGCGATGTTCAATGGAAGGTATTTAAAGTTAAAAAGAGAGCTAACTATCTTTATGACTCCTTGTTGGAAGGTAGAGAAAAGAGATTTACATTTAAATCCGGAATAGATCAAGAATTAGCATATTCTTATAACTGGCCTTATGATTATTTCTCGCTAGTTGAACTAGTTAATATTGAAGCTTCTTTGGAATTAAATAAAAACACCTCTGTCACGGGATCGAATCAATAATGTCTTTTTTTGACGATAAACAAGAAATATTAAAAGTTGAATTAACTACATATGGAAGATTTTTATTGTCTAAAGGCAAATTTAAACCTTCATATTATGCCTATTTTGATGATGATATATTATATGATGCCGAATATGCCAATTTACAAGAAAATCAAAATTTAATACAAACAAGAATATTAGATGAAACAATAAGTCTTAAACCGCAAACTACTTTTTCTAGTGTAGAGAAAAACATAAAAATTAACTCTTTAGTTTCTTCTGAAGCTTCTAAAATGAAGATGGAAGAATCACAAATCACATCAGATAAAAATTATTCTCTTTCTCTTCCACTCGGAAATTCGTCTTTAAGTTCTGATTATTATCCCTCTTGGTCCATAATGTTTTCAAATGGCAATATAGAATCTATAAATAACTTCATTGACAATAGCGATGGCCTAGAAGATACCCTGCAACCATATTTAAAAATTCCTCAAATAAACTTAAAAGATATTGAATATGAAATTTTAAAAACTGTTAATAGTGTTCCTGATGATCCTCTATATCAAGTAGCTACTGTGGTCGGTGGATTAGATAACCAGATTTTTTATTCCATAAAAGATGCTCCATTAATTATAGATATTAAGGAGTTAAATACCGATAATTTAATAAAAAATTTTGATGTTGAAATATTTATGGAAGAAGAAGAATTAATACCCGGTAAAAATGAAAAGAAAAAAATATTAAAAAAACTAAACTTTGTCAAACAATCAGAATATATTGTTGATAATATACTTTTAGATGAACCAAGAACTTATAACGACACTATGGATGAAAGTTATTCTGAATATTTTTTTGAATCAACCGTTGATGATGAAATAGAACTCCCACCTGAAACAAAAGAAAAGTTTATTAAGAGAAGTACTTCAAGCGCCCAAGGTGCATTTGGAACAAACTGCTAATGTTTTATAATTTATCAGAAGAACAGATACTAAAAATTAAGTCTAAATTTTATCCTCAAGAAGCCAAGAAAGCGGATTTTTTAAAATCTGTTGTTGTTAAGGACTATGGAACAGATAATTCTTTAGATATAGTTATTAATGTTAAAGATGGCCTAAGCAACGATTCCAACGGAACACAAATATTTAAAATATTTAATAATGAAACAGCAAAAAAATATTTAAAATTAAAATTATTTGAAATATCAAGTCAAAAAATGTTTGATCAAATAGTAAGCACACCAGATAGTGAACAAATAGAAGTTTTAGAAAAAATAATAAATAATTATGGTTCTTTAAGCGCAGATATAAATCCAAATAATGATTTTGCAGGTGATAAACAAGACGTAGATTTACATATAAGAAATGTTAAATATAATAACTCAATTGATTTACAATATAAAGCTAACTTTTTGATTTCTAGACAAAAAATAGACTTTTTAAGTCTTGGTTTATTATTTTATTTTGATAAAAATGAATACATAAAAGACAATAAAATAGAAGAAAAATATATTGATAAGAGAATTTTATCTGATAAAATTTTATTTTATCATTTATATAAAAATAATGAATTAGTGTCTAATCCTTTACTTCCTGTACAAGATTTAAGAGTAATAAATAACTGTTTTAAGCAAAGTAATTTATTTGATAATTTAATTAATATAATTAATTCTAGTAATGCATATTCAACTATACAAAATGCTATTATATATACTAGTGATAATAAATTAGATAGTATAGATACTAATAATGCTGATATAATTCAAGAAGTTAAAACCAATAAGTCTATTTCTAAAAGAAAGAAATATTTTTCAAACATTTATTTTTCTAGAAATTCAAATAATAACCTTGGCCTTATATTTAACTTAAATTATTATTCATTAATAAAAGAAAATTCTGCTTATTCTAGATTATTAAATAAAACAAATCTAAAAAATGAATTTTTAAATAAATGTTCTATATCTTCTATAAAAATTGTCCGCAGGAGAATAGAAAAAACTAAAAATAATAAAATAATTCCAAAATTCCATTCAATTAGTAATGTTGTGACGAGCGGCCAAACTAAAGATAGTTCAATAATTAACAATTATGAGGAAGTTACAGGCTATATTAAAGAAATTAAATTAAATTCTGCTTCCAAAACAGATACTAGGACTTTTTGTGTAACTGATAAAAATGTTTTTTTCGGTAATCGTGATTTATACCAATATGGTGTTGAATTGGTTATTGCTGATTCTATGAATTATTTTTTGTCTGAGACAAATAAATTGCTTGAAACAAAAATTTCAAATTTAAAGCAATATTTAGAAGAAACAAATAAAATTGCTAGACCAATAACTGACAAAAATGGCGCTATGACGTTAGTTGGGTCTTATGATCCGCAAAAAAGAGCTTTTACGCAACAATTTATACAAAGTTTTAGATCTAGACGGGCAGATGCTCCTTCTTTTCAGCAAATAGTTTCTGATGCCGTTTCAATGTTTGTTAGTACTATTTCATTGTTAGGATTAGTAAATAAGAAAACTACCTTTAACAAGCAATTAATGCAAAATATTACTTATTTACTGCATCCATCATACGCAAGTGCTGAAAATATAATATATTTCATAAACATATATCAAAAACTTATTTCTCAAATAAAAAGAATTATAAAAAACAACGTAAATAATTCTTTTACAGTATCTCATTGGTTTAAAAACGAATTTTTAGATACTAAAGTCCCCATTAAAATAGGATATAGATTTTTTCAACCTGATTCTTTTAATGGTATAGCAACTATTAGTAATAATTCTCTTTCAACTAGAGTTTTAAAAGAAGCTAATAAATACGCTATTAATCCAAGCGCTGATTCTCTGTCTTATGAGAACAAAAAATATTGTTACATATCACCTAGTGCTGTTTATTCAAAAAACAAAGTAACTGTATTAGATAATTTAGAAACAGATGCAAATTCAATTTCTGATCTAGATTTTGCTGAGTTAGAAATAGACGTTAAAAACACTAATGTTTTTCATTTTGACCAGCAATTTGAAACAAATGAAAAATCTAATAATAAAACAGATTTACAGTTTGCTAAAGAAAATCGTTTAAAAATAAACGCTTCTGCTCTTTCTAATGCCTTTTCTTCACAAGTTACGAATTTATATAAAGAAATATCAAATAATTTTCTTATAAACGAATCAGAAAAATCTATTATTAATGAAAATGTTGATTCATTATATTTATCTTTGGCATTAGCTAAACAATTTGATACAGATAAAAATTTATATTATAAATCAGTTAAAAATATTACTGATGTAGTATCAAAAGATCAGCTATATTACAAACAAAATGAAAATTTAAAAAATGATTTGTCCAATCCAAAACAAACAGAAATAGAAAACAGAAGCGCTTCTACCACTCCAAAACCTCCACCGGGAGTTCCTACTTTTGCTAAAGTATTAGACGTTTCAGTTCCAATACACTTAAATTTCTTACTAGATGATACTTGCAAACTATTGAATAAAAAAGATAATTATAGAAAATCAATTAAATTAAACTCTAAATTTCAGTTTTTGTTTAATACAATTCATAAAATAGAAGTTTTAGAATATATAAATGATTTCTATGAAGAAAATTGGTCTTTATTAACAAAAGAAAAATTTACTTCCTTAAACAATGGCTATTATTTATGCAGATTGAATAACTATAAAAATAATGAATATGGGATAGATGGTTTACAACAAATAAAATTGCCTATTTATGATAAATATTTTTTGTTAGAAATAACAAACAATAAACAAGAAACTGCTATAATAGATAATATTCAAAATTATAATCTACAAACTCTTAATGAAATAAATACAACTTTTGATAATATATATAGCAATGAACTTTTAGAATATAATGTTGAACAGCCATTACAAGTAGCGTTAGAAAAACCTTTATATCCTAAATCTTTTAATCAGCCGACAATAAATGAAAAAAATATAAAAAATCCATTTAGTCGTTCTGTGACAAATAAACAAATCTTAAAAGGAAGAAATAAATGTTAAAAATAGGGAAAACATATAATCTATTTTCTACTGATTCTCTAGAGGCTAACAAATTTTATAACATTTTGCTCTCTTCGAAAGATTATGGGCTAACTTTACATGGCATAGAAGAAAATTATAACGATAAAGATTTCAGTTATAGTGGATCAATTACAATTACTGGTGACTATAAAGACCTTAAATGTTTTATAGAAACAGAAGATTTTAAAAATACTGTATTACAAATGCGACAAAAAGTAAGTGTAAATTTTTTAACTGATACTCATTATGAGCAATTATTAGAGATAAAAAATGCAAATATTCCTGATCAAAGCTTACAACTATTAAAATTTAAATCTAAATTTGAATATAATTTTTTAATTAAAAATTATGAAGATTATCTTTTAAGCAATGACACAATATTAGAAACTGCGTTACCATATTATTATGAAGTTTTATCTAATATGGTATTAGAAGAAAATTATAATGGCTTTGAAGGTACTAGTTTTTTTGAAAATCCTTCTTCTGTTATACAGAGTAAATTTAGAAATGATTTAATAACTAATGTTATACCGTCAGAAGTTGTTATAGAAGATAAAAAATTAGAAATAACTAAGTATTTACAGAAATTTAATATGTTTAAAGAGCAGTTTCCGTTTTATACTGATATTTCTTTTGATACGCATCATTTAGATCAAAAAAGTATTTGTAAAGCTATTCAAGATAAGAATTTATTTCCTGAATTTTTTGAAACAGTAGCTCAAGATTCAATTGAATCTACTTTAACTTTTACTGACAACCAAAATAATTTAAATATTAATGTAAAAGAATTAGATATCACTAATTTCTTAACCAAAAAATTAGATTATTTTGCAGATAATAATTTTAGTTTTATTTTTGATATAAACCAAAGAGTTGATGATAAATCAAGAAGTTTTCTAGAAATTCTTCAAAATAAAAGTGAATATGTAGAAGTTGTTGGATATCACTTAAAAAAATATTTAGGCGATTCTAACACTCTTATACAAGAATGGTATTTTCCTAACACCTCTGAGGAAACATTTAATTGGGTTGATACTCAAATTAAATATGATAAAAAATATACTTATAAGTTAGATTTAATTGTTTTATCATTTGCTACTCTTTTTAGCATTGATGATGTCCAACTTAAAAGAGATAAACTTATTTTAACATTTACTAATAAGCCATTAATTAAAACATTTATATTATCTAATATACCAAGTTTTGGAAAACAAACTCTTGGCGCAACTTATACAAATTTTTTGCTTGATTTTCCACCAATAGAACCGGAAGTAGAATTTACACCATATATTGATGTTCCAGATAAAGTTAAAATTAATTTAAATACTGCTACCGGTTTAAAAACTGTTCAACCTATAATCTTTTCTAGTGCCGAAGAACAAAATATATTAAAAATAAAACAATCGCAAGATATAAGTAGCGAAATAGACTTAATAACCTTTCAATCTGATGAGCCATCGAGCGTCTTTGATATCTATAGAATAGACTATAAACCAAAAAGTTATGAAGATTTTTTTAATAGTATTTTAACAACAATTTCCACGAA